CATTCGGTGAGACTATGAAAATTGATACCTGGGCGGGTTGCTACCCGAGCAAATGGAAAGGTCTGATCGTGCCGGAGGCCACGTCTCATCCGGCGAAGTTCAGTTCGCGGTTAATCCGGCGCATCTACGCACACATGATTGCGGAAGGTTGGCTCGCGGAAGGGCAAACAATCGTTGATCCCTTCGGCGGCGTAGCCCTGGGCGCGCTGGAAGCCATGCGCCTTGGCCTGCACTGGATCGGCGTGGAACTAGAGGTCAAGTTCTCAGACCTCGGCAATCAGAATATCGGCCTGTGGAATAAGCGATACTCTACAATGCCCCACTGGTGCTCCGATGCCGTTTTGCTCAACGGCGACAGCCGCAACCTGGCGCAAGTGCTAGGTATGGCAGATGGTTGCGTTTCGTCGCCTCCTTATGCTGGCATAGAAGTCGAGAAAAATAGTAAAAGCATTGACCGCTCGAAGCAGTATGAGGTCTATAAAAAATCTGGCGGCGGACAATCTTTCGAGGCCTTCTGTCACACGCAGGATATCCATTCGCAGGGCTATGGGTCCGCCCCAGGCAACCTCGGCAATATGCACTCAACCTCTGCGGGCTTGCAGGCGGCGGTTTCCAGCCCGCCGTATGCGGATTGTATCAAAGATAACGAGAGAGGCAGCGGCATTGATTGGGACAAGGTGAAAGAGGGCGGCCATAAAAAGACACCCGCGCGGGAAGCCATTGCGAGGGGATATGGTTATACTGTTTCCTCTCCACCGTATTCTGAGGCGTTGGGACATGGTGGACAATCAGAAATAGATGATGCAAAGCATCTATTTACGCGTCGTGAGTTTTATGGTCAAACACCCGGCCAACTTGGCACGATGAAGGCGAACGGATTCAATGCGGCGGTCAGCTCTCCCCCCTTTAAGGGTCAGAGCGCAGATGGCGGTTGGCAGATGCTTGGAAAGTATGCCGAAGAGGGCAAACTAACAGTCGAACAAGTCAACGGTGACCCGTCAAAATCCTATCCGTCCTGGAACAAAGAGCGGGATATGTCTTATGGTCATGCCGAGGGACAACTTGCGGACATGGCCGAAGGATCATTCGATGCAGCGGTAAGCTCGCCGCCATTTGAATGTCAAAGCGGCGGGACGAACGTCACCGCAAAGAGAGGCCCACTGGCAGACAAACGTCTACTCGAGCGTCATGCTGCCGGGAACGCCGCTGCTGGTTACGGTGACGCCCCGGGTAACATGGGGAGCGAACAGGGCGATGACTTCTGGTCAGCCGCCCGCCAGATCGTAGAGCAGGTGTACCAGGTGCTTGCCCTTGGCGGACATGCAGTCTGGGTCGTGAAAGCATTTGTCAAAAATAAACAGATTGTAGATTTCCCCGGTCAGTGGCGGCAGTTGTGCGAGGCGGCCGGCTTCGAGACGCTCCATGAGCATCATGCGATGCTGGTGAGGCACAAGGGAACCAGCCTGACGCTGGAAGGTGAACAGGTTGAGCACGTAACTGAATCGAAGAGTTTCTTTCGCCGCCTGGCCGAGAAAAAGGGCAGCCCTCGAATTGACTACGAAGTGGTTTTGTGTATGGTGAAAAGAAGGCAAACATGATTGAATTTGAAGTATCTGGCCTTGAAGAGGGTAGTACCAATGCCCTCAAACACTACGAAGTGAAATTTACCGAACCAGTCAACGCCAATTGGCTAATCCAGGCTATTCGTGCAGCTCTCGATGTCGCCCAACAGCCGACTACGACGGATGAGATCACGGTGTGGGAATGTGATAGATGCAAATCACAAAATACGCCAACGGCCATAGCGTGCGCCGTCTGCGGTGCGATTCGACAGCCGAAGGCGCCGGCACCTCACGGGAGGTAAAACGATGGCGGTAAGATTATCTATCGAACAAGATTCCCATGGAAAACTCTAATCCACTCGAAGTTTTATTGCAAATCTTCACTCCTGCGCAATTGGAGCAGATCATTGCCTGCGCCAGGACTGTGGTGATAGCCGGTTTTGGAGAGGTGACGATCACCATCCAGAGCGGGCACCCCAGGTTTATACAGTCCACGATCTCGGAGGAGATGGTAGCGCCAGAGCAAAATAAGAACAAAGGCGTGATAGAACCTTATAACATTTACAGCCATGTAGACAGAAAATAGGTTATAATGTGAATGCTCGACAGAGCGTAAACCGCCGGAGCGTCATTCAGACGCTCCGGTTTTGTTTTTCAAAAGAAAGGAAAATCCCATGAAAGCAATTTCTTTCACCCCCGAAGTTCTCGCCGGTATCGTCGGCCTGTTCATGATGCTGGTCTTCGCCTACTTCCCCAAACTGCGCACCTGGTATGCCGGTCTGGTGTCCGAAGTGAAAAGCTACATCATGATTGGCTTGCTGCTGGCTACAGCAGCGGCCATAACCCTGTTGGCACAGTCTGGTGTGATCACCACAACCGAGCCGATCACCTGGGTACTCTTCGTCAAAGTCATGCTTGCTGTGCTTGTTGGCAACCAACCAGCCTATACTCTTCTACCCAAGACGGGTGATGTCAAAGCGGCAAAGCTGGCGCGAGATCTGCCTGATCCTCAAGTTGGCGGCGCGGGGTAATCCCACATGACTGGCGGAGAAGCCTGGCTCAACCTTCTCGTTCAGGTTCCGTTAGTAGGCATATTTATTTGGTTCATCCTGGAACGAGACAAGCGATCGAATGCTTCGCAGCTTGAACGTGATCGTGAGTGGCGCGATTTCATGCGTGAACAACGTGAGGCGCACACCGGGGCCTTGTCAAGACTGGCCGAGGAGATTAAGACCATTGGAGGTCAGGTTGGGATAGTGAGCGGGGTCCTTGCGGGACTGACTTTCACCAGGAAAGATAAGCAAAAGTGATGGAGCACCCCAAGCCCGACTCGAACAAGAAGGCAATCGTCGAAGTTCTGAAACTCTATGGATGTGTCTGGGTGGATCAGGACAAGTACGCAGGATTAGATGGCTTCTTGATTTCTTTCAATGGGATCCACGCGGTAGAGATCAAAAATCCGGTCTATCGTTGGGAACTCACAACGCGGGAGAAATTATGCAAAGAGAAGATCGAACGCATGGGACAGAAATACAATGTCATCCAGACAGAGGATGAAGCACTTAATCTGGCTGGTTTTCATCCGGATGCGTACGTATGATGATGGATTTATTGACGACCTGGAGCTTTGCGATTTTCGCTGTTGTCTTTGGCAGTGTTGCGATCTATGAGGTTTATCGGGAGTGGCTGGATGAACTCAAAGAATCAAGACCCCCCGAAGAATTGTAGTTGGTGCGGAAAGCCACTGCCCGAGGGCCTTAGCGGGCAATTCAAATATCATCCCGGTGAGTGCAAAAAGCAGGGTTGGATTAGGGCACACCGCAAGTGGGTGTATAGATCAGACGATCCTCCCCCCTACGAACCGGCTAGGTTGCGCAGTCCGGCTGGGATGATGAAGATGGTCCGGGACGACTACCTGCAGTTGAAACTCGCCGGGAAGATATATATCTCAAGGGCAAGTAAGCAATTTCATATCAACATGGAGAAGATTGATGTCTCAAAGTAAGCGATCTGCATTCGTGGAAGAATACCTGCGAGACTGGAACGCAACGCAGGCAGCCCTGCGCGCCGGGTATTCACCAAGGTCAGCATATTCACAGGGTGGGCGATTGTTGAAAAATGCTGAAGTTCAATCTGCAATCAGCCAACGGCTCAAAGAAAAGAAGATGACAGCCGATGAAGACCTGGCTCGTTTGAGTGAACAGGCAAGGGTAGACATCAGCGAGTTCATCCAGCCGGGCGGTGCCATCAATTGGGAGGCTGTGCAGAAGAAGGGCTATCTGATCAAGAAAATCAAGCACCACGTCGGAATGAGCAGCGAGATTGAACTGGTAGATTCGCAGCGCGCCCTGGAACTTATTGGCAAGGCGCACGGCCTTTTCGTGGAGCACTTCGAAGTAGATAACACTTTGACCGTGGTGGGATTGAAGGCATTATTGGATCTGGCCTATGGCAACAACAATACTGGAAGTTGAGGAACAAACAAAGCGGTACATAGATCTGGCAAATGTGTCTGGCTGCCCACGTGACCAGATCGAGCGCTTCGTCCAGGCTGGTTACATCGCCTGGCCAACCATGCTTCCCTTCCACGCAGCGGCACGCCAAGCGGACCGGGCGGGAGCGGACGAGTTGGCGATAGGCGGCAGTCGAGGGCCAGGTAAATCGCACGCGATCATGGCACAGGTTGGATTGGACGATTGCCAACGCATCAAGGGGTTGAAGGTATTATTTCTCCGCAAGATCATGAAGTCGGCGGCAGAAAGCCTGGAGGACTTGACCATTCGTGTCTTTCAGTACACCCCGCATGAGTTATCGGCAAGTCGGGTGTCATTCCCCAACGGTTCACGCATTCTATTGGGCGGGTATAAGGACGAGAGGGACATTGAGAAGTACCTGGGCATTGAGTACGATGTGATTGTGCTCGAAGAGGCAACCCAGATCACCGAGAAGAAGAAGGACAAGATCAAGGGCAGCCTGCGGTCCAGTAAACCAGGATGGCGCACGCGCATGTACCTGAGCACGAACGCGGACGGCATCGGCCTGACCTGGTTCAAGAAATCCTACGTCGAACCCTGGCGTCAGGGCAAAGAGAACGGCGCGCGCTTCTTCGAGGTACATTACCAGGACAATCCCCTGCTTGCACCAGAATATATTCATTACTTGGAAAATCTGCAAGGTCCGCTCGGCAAGGCATGGAGGGACGCAGATTGGGACGCGTTCGCTGGCATGGCCTTCCCATTGTGGAATCGTGACCGGCACGTCATTCCTTCATTTGAGATCCCCGAACATTGGGCGAAGTGGAGATCGGTAGACTGGGGCTTCGCTGCGCCGTGGTGTTGTCTGTGGCTGGCACGCAACCCAGACACGCAGCGCATCTATGTCTACCGTGAAGCCTACCATAACGAACTCACTGACCGGCAACAAGCCAGACTGATCCTGGACATGACCCCGCCCAGTGAGAAGGTGACATTGAATTATGCTGATCCCGCCCTGTGGACGCGCAAGAACATGGAAGGGAAAGTATCCTGCACAGCTGACGAATATGGACAAGAGGGGGTGCAATTGACACGTGCAGACAATGATCGCATCAGCGGCAAACGCAAGGTAGACCGCTCGATGGGCGACCTGGCCGATGGTGATCCTGGTATGCAGGTGTTCGAGAACTGTCCGAATCTGATCGAGCAGTTGTCTACCCTGGCGCACGATGAGTTGAACGTGGAAGACGTGGACACGCGGCAGGAAGATCATGCCTACGACACCTACCGATACGGACTTTCCAATGAGCGAGGCTTGGTGGTGGAACAACCGGTCGCCAAACCCAAAGACCGGACGCGAGGAGCGAGGTACTTATGAAAATCAGCAGGAATGTTTACGTGGGCGAGATGCTTCCCAAGTTTTATGGGATTGCTTACCTGGACTATCAAAGGGATTATGCCTTTGCGTATCCTGTTCCAATCAACCTCATCGTTAGATTCGGTCGTTGGCTATGGTATGAAATCGTCCGTTACCGGCCAATGAAACTCGATAAGTTATTACACGAGGCGTATGAAAAAGGTAGGTCTGAACATGCCCAAGAAAAAGATAATTGAACCCGAACTGGACCTGACCGGCCTGAAGGAAGTGCAGGCCGAAGCGAATAATATCAAGGATATGATGTCTAAGCGCATGGAAAACTGGTCGGACATTGAGAACATGATCTTCATGGACTGGGCAGAGAAGCCGGCCGATCCCACTGTGAAATTGACCATCAGTCCAGCCCCACGCAACAAAGTACTCGGCCTCGGCAATCTGCTCACTGCAGCTCTGCCCACCTGGAATGTGCCGCAAGACAAGAACGATCCAGACGCAGAGCAACGCAGTAGCAAGATCGAACACGCCGCAAATACCATGTGGGTACGCAGCAATCACGTCCAACAGAAACGGGTCGAGCGGCAGATGATCATCTCCGCCGCTACGTATGACGAGATCCACTTGCGGGTTGTGTCAACAAAGGACATCCTGGACGCGGCCAAGGGCAGTATGGCGCAGGCTGAAGAGGGAAAGAACTACGACGAGAAGATATGGCAGGCAGAAATCGAGCAGGCGAAACGTATCAACCTGCGTACACCCTACCTGTTCAAGGTCATCCCTCCGCCCGTATGTTACCCACTGTGGTCATCTTCTGGTCCACTCATTGCGCATTACACCGAGTCAGATATGATGGCTGCCGATGTGAAGCATGAGTTTGGAGATCGGGCGGCAAATGCGCTCGGAACGATCAAGAGTTATAAGACTGTCAAAGTCTGTGAGTGGTGGGACAAGGCGTACCGTTACACTTGGTTGGCAGAAGCCATTGATTATCCCATCTACGCAGAGACTCACGGCCTGACATTCCTACCCGTCCAGGCACACCGGGTGGTCGGGTCTGACCTGTTCCTGGATGTGAAAAGACAGAACGAACCTTTCCTGCTCGGTGTATTCAAGTCCGGTATTTGGCAGGCACAAAACTCGATCCTGACCGCACTGCGTACCAACTTGCAAGCACTCATCAATGCAGCCTACTTCTACCAGAAGAAAGGACCGGAAGATAAACTGGAAGCGATTGACTTCGCCGTGATTGGCAATGTGATCATGGGCGAGGGCAATCTTGTACCATTGGCGAAGAACATCGTTGACCAGAACTCGGCGCAGATGTGGCAAATCCTGGACGGGCTGTTCGAGGATAGCACCATCTACGGCACGGCTCTGGGCGAGAAGTTGTCTGCCAATATGACTTTCTCCGAGACCGCGCTCCTGGCGCAACAAGGAAGGTTACCCATCATCCCACTGCAATCCGCTCTAAAGGAATCATTGGCCGGTGCAATGGAGATTGCCTTCCGCTGGTGTAAGATCGAAGGCGGGAGTTTTGATTTGATGAGCGGGTTGAAGAACGCCGAGTTGCCGGATGTGATCGAGTTTAACGTGGTGATCGAACCCGACCTGCCGCAAGACAAATTACAACAGTCCCAGGTGGCACAAAACATCACATCTGGACCTGCGCCGCTCGTCCCTCAGCGTTGGGCTCGCGAGAACGTGTTGAACGAAGGCCAGTCCGATGATCTGCAACGTGAGATATGGGCGGAGCAAATGTCCGCTGCTGCATTCGAGGCCGGTATACAGGAGACACTGATTGTGGCAAAACAGGAGGCTGACGCATTGACCAACATGATAACTGGTCAGGCGCAACAAGGCGCACAACAGCCAAGTGGTATGCCCATGCCACCTACCACACAACCAGGTGGTATGCCCGCACCGCCGACCACGAAGCCGCCACAAGGTATGCCCATGCCACCGACCAAACCACTACCTCCTACACCTGGCACGCCCGGTCAAGGAATGTCACCGGAAGGAATCTAATGCCCATTACCGTCCTGGATTTGGATGATGCGAAACTCGCCGGAGCAATGTCCTTCAAGGCATTTCAACGTGAGTGGTTGGCGCAATGGTTGAAGCCGCTATTGGAGATCGTCACGGCCAAACGAAATGAACGCATCGTGATCGAATGGGACAAGATGCCGCCCGAATTGCACGATGCCATGAAGTCACAGTTCCCTGAGCAATATGCGCAGGCTGAACAGGCCGTCGCACAGATGAAAGAACAGTACAAATGAGAAGGCTATTTATTCTATTAGCCTTGCTTATTCTTTTGAATGGAAAGGAGTTAGCCATGCCAGCATTACCACCTCAACAAGCGCCTTGGTACGTGTCAAAGACACCTACCATAAAGAAGACCCCGATGGAGGATTACTACACCCGCCAAGTTGCAGTCAACAGGATTGCCCAACCTGCTCTGTATCCTTGGAGTACACTTCAGCAAGCTCCTTGGTGGCCGCAAATCCGCAATTACTTGACTCCGCAGAATTTTGTTAGTGCCGTTGCTATGCCATATCAAGGAGTATCACTTGAAGGTGTGACACCTGGAAGTATGGCAAATGTACTTGGAGGCACGCAAGAAAAAGGCGGAGCTAAAATCGGCCCTGGAAGTCTGGCACGCGGGAAAGAAACTCCCGCCGAGATGTACTATCGCAAGTGGCTCGAAGCCCAGCGGAACCTCCCAGCCGCCGCGCAGGCTTTACGTGGAAGGTTCTACAACCCGCAACCACCTGGGGGCAACATGAATGATTGGTTTATTCGTGCCGTACTTGGAGGGCAGTTCACTCCTGGCTTCACTACTCCGCCTCCGACAACACCAACAACTGGTGGTGGTGGCGGCGCAAGTTTTGGCGGCGAGGGAGGTGGCGGTGGAGGCGGCGGTGGAGGCGGCGGTGGAGGCGGCGGAGGTTACGCGGCCTACCTCCCGAATTGGATGACCGGTCTCTTCCAACTTAACGCAAACCGATAACATGCCAGATAAGCCAACATTGAACCCCCCTTACTACTGGGGTCCAGCCAGTATCTACAAACTGCCCACCAAGGAGTTCCTGGCGCAGATCCCTGCCGCGTATCAGATCGGCACGGCGGAGGAGATCGCTAAACGCCGAGTGGGGTATGTTCCTTCTTACTTCGAGCACCCGCAGAACGTGGTCGAGGCCTACAATAAAGTTCAGTCCTTGCCCAAAGGTACATCTGCCCCTGATTGGCTGGATACGACAAAACTTGAACAGGCATATCAATACCTGAAGTTCGCCAACGGGGACAAGCCTTGGCCGGAGTGGAGTTATCTCAACCGGGACGATGTGCTGGGACGCAGTCTGCTTCAATCGCTGGGCACACCGCCGGTCGCGGTCATGTCGCCCACCAACGCAGCCACGTATGCCAATGCGGATGCTGTATTGCGCGGGGAGATGAACTGGACGGACTTGGCCCCGGACGTGCGCGCTCAACTGTTGGCTGATCCAGGTTTCGACATTGCAAAATATCCCTGGCAACTAAGATCGCAAATCCTGGCCGATCCAAAATTCGACTGGTCACGCGTCCCGGCCTGGCAACGGATTTACTATGGTGTAATGAGCAGTCCAGCCTTACCATTGGTGATGGCCGCGCTCCCGGCTGGACTGATTGGTTATGCTGCCGCCGGGCCGGTGGGCGGAGTAATTGGTGCGGGCATAGGCACGTATGCAGGATGGAGGGCAAGCCAGGGAGCGTATGACCCGACCAAAGAGATAGGTCACCAGCCTACTTTCCTGGGCAATGTGTTCGCTGGCCTGAATTGGCCCATCGAGCAGACCGAGCGGATATTCGGCGTGATGAAACAGATCGAGGGGGCGATAAGGAAACCAGAAGAACATCCAATTGAGGAGATATTTGCAAACCTGCCCGCCGCGTATGGGGCGGGACTGTCCTACTTTGAACAGTGGCCTGCCATGCTCACAGAGGGCAAGGAGGTAATTATTGGTCGTGCAGAACCCGTGGAACTAACAACCGATGTATGGGATAGACTCGAGGCGGCCAGGAAGCAGATCGAGGCGGGGGCTAATCCAAGGATGCTTATGTTGGAGATGCAGCAGTATGCAGGAGCGCAGGCCAGTGACTTGTTGTTGCAAATTGTAGCCGACCCGTTGAACGCGCTTCCCTGGATGCAAAAGGAAGTGGTTGGAAAGGTTTTGGAAGTCACCGGTCATCCCACCGCAGCCGAGGCAATGGGCGGCGCACGTGGCATTGTAGAAGGGATCAAGACCTACGCAGCCCGGGTCCAGACCGGAGAGGTTGCCCCAGGTTTCAAGTACGATGAGATGTCCGGCTTGTCAAGATTCTTTGCCGGGATCACATACGATGCGGAAAGCAAGCCGGTCATTCGAGCTGGAAAGTTTGCAACAACCGGCCTATTGGAAGAACCGGCAATCAATTATCTTAGAACGATGACGCCTGAAAGCAGAGCCAGGGTAGGACTTGCCCTGGCAAGTGATAATGTCATGGCGATGATGACCATGTTCGACCGACCCGAAGATGTGGTTGCATTCTGGGATCAAATACGGGCCGGGGATTACACGATGGCGGCTGAAGTATCGGCGCGTTTTGTGCAATCGCCTGAATTCTATACCGTCCTCCCGGCTATAAAGAATTTCACAATGGACGAGTTGATTGGCGTGTGGCAAGCCTCACGCCCCAACGCGGCCGTGGTCGAACGTATTGCCGGGCTGTTGGGTGAGACGGGTGAGAACGTGGTAAAAGACCTGGCGACACCGGAAGCCGCAGCGCGCATGTCCGAGCGCGTACGCACCCTGGTCGAGACCAGCACCGATGCGGGAGCCAGGATAATCAAGGACGAGATCGCCACTGGCAGGTTCACGGTTGCCGATCTGATCCAGGCCGGTAAGATATTTACCGGTGACAGTCGCGCGCCACTCACGGCTGCACAGTGGAAGGCTATGACCACAGACGCGATGACCACCCACTTCGCAGACTGGGCTAAAGACTTCTTCCACCTCGCGCCCGACTCGATCTTCTTCCGCGCCGCAGCCATGATGAAATCGGCGCAGTCAATCCTGTTGCTCGGCTTCAACCCGGCTTATGCCATCAATAATGAACTGAACAACATGGTTACCCGCGTCGCCACAGGCAACTTTGGATACATGCTGCCTGGGCAAATGGCCGATTTCATTGACCGCCTGGGGATCACACCATACCGTTTGAGAGAGGGTGTGGGAATGGCCGGAGAAGTCGAGGCGCGCGCGGCGGGTAGAATCATCTCGGACGCATTGCGCACTGATAAGGGAGTGATTGCCAATATGCACAACTTCCTGCGCAGCACATCGAATAAATTGGGCGTGTTCAGCAACCTGAGCCGATGGATGGAAAAAGTGGAGGGCGCGAACGCTTATGTGTCCAGCATCAAACGTGCTTGGGGGCAGATTTGGCGCATGGATAAAGGCTACACCAGGATGGAACCGGGGTTGGTGAGCGCATTGGAAGCCGTGCATCCAGGGGCAAGCGAGATTATCTACCGCGCGATCCAGGCGGGCATGAACCAGGGCGAGATCGAGCGCATTGTTGTGGAAGGCACAAAAGAATTGCACACACGCGGCATGATCAATAGCGTGGCGCAGGCGATGGGCATTGACAGCGCCCAGGCCATGACCATGTTGGATCAAATCGGCGTGTTGGACGACCTGGATAATAGACTTGCAGGGGTCAAATCGGAGGCCGGTATCCGCGCCGCATTCTCCGCTTCGGCAAAGAAAGCGCAGGATTGGATTGATGTGCGTCTGGCGGATGAATATGCCACGCGTGCACAACACGTCACCAACCGCATTTCGACCGAGGGCTGGACAGCGGTGGGAGACATCTACATTGACGCCGAGATGAAGATACAGGAACGTTGGCTGGAACATTACAACGCTTTCGAGGAAGCCTTTGCACAACTGGATGTGATCGAAAACCCGGTGCAGCGCAGCAATATCCTGGAAAGCACTTACCGGGAACAAGCGCGCGAGTGGGCGCGCGTGAACCAAATGGAATTATCTACTTATCGTGGCCTGGCTGAAGGGTTGAGTCTGGGTGAATTGCCAGAGGCGCGGGACTTCTTGGCGCGCAAGGCAGAGATACAGAACGCATGGGGCGATGCGTATAAATTCAGGATGGATGAAACCGCCAAGTACACTGACCGTTTCAAGGGTGATTGGAACGATCCGGCGCGCATCACTGATCGCGCTACTTTGCAAAAGCGGATCAACACGAAGTTCGAGGCCACGTTCAAGGCCGTGCAGAAGAATGAGAAGGCGATGGGCGAGGTGTTCGCCGCGCAGTTCCGCACCCGTTTTGGGGATGCGGTGGGTAAATTGGCAGGTCAATACTGGAAAGAGATCACTGACTTTCGGGGTGCCATGTGGCAGGAGATGCAGACCTTCCGTGATAGTTTGGTTGGGATGACTTATGATCAACGCCGGGCGGCCTCAGCGCAGTTCTGGCACGAGCGTTATCCTGCACTCATCAATGAATTGGAATACAAGAAAATGAACGGGGCCACCGAGATTGAGCGTACCATCACTGGACGAAAACCACCGCCTGGCGCACCGCCCGTTGCGCCCGCACCTGAACCGGTTGCGCCGCCGCCCACAACGCCAGTGGGCGGAGCACCCGCAGCAGCAATCACGCCAGAGCAGGCCAATATCTTCACCATTGCCAACGAGTTCGGCATCTCGTCCGCAGACGAAAGTGGCCGTCCTGTCTTCGGCGCGAATAATCACATTCTGTCCGTGGTGCGCAAGTACGGCGGCGACGAAGGGGCGGCGATCAAGAGCTTTGCAGACCTGGCCGACAAACCGGACCTGGTGCGCGCTGCATTCGAGCAACGGCGCATCGAAGTGAACCGGCAGATGCCAATGGCCGGTCTCGCCTCGCCGGAGAAAATGGCTGAATACGAAGCAGTGCAGGCCACGGCGCGTGCATTGACCGACAATCCAGAGTTGACAGCCGCAGCACTGGCCGAGAGCGAAACACTGAAGGCGCCGCGCAGCGAGAACGCCGAAGTGCAGGCTGCCAAAGCTGTTGAGAATGTGGTTGCTGAACCCTCCCGTTGGGCGCATATCGAGAACACGCACATCGCATTGCTGGATCCCGCCACTCGCGATGCTCTGATGTACAAAGCATGGGACATGAAGACGCTGGTCGAAGTGGGCGAGAATAGAACCAGATTGTTCGAGGACGGTGCATTCATTGGAGCAACAAGTAGCAGTTACCCGGACTGGTACGGCCCTTTGAAGCGCAACAAGGGTGACGTGGTGTTCGCCCTTGAAGCATTGAGCAAGGGGCTGGACAAACCGGAGCAAGCCTTGTACCGCAGCCTGAAAGGATTGGCCGCTGAACTGCTCACATCTGATCCTGCCCTATTGCAGCATTGGGATTGGGCGAAGGCGTTTGGTGCAGAAGGTGACATCCTTTTCAAGTGGGAGCAATCGGTCGCAGAGATGGAGCGCACCATCCAAGGTGTGGACATCAACGACCCATTCGCTGACGTGCAGATTAATTACCAAACCTTGACCTCGCTGGTGGACGACCTGCCTACCGAAGCCTACGACCGTATACCTGAAGGCAGAACCGAGACCTACCGTGATTTCGTTTCCCGTGTGTGGGACGAGGCTGAAGTCAAGAGACGCGCCATCACCGACCGGCGCACCATGTTGGAAACACTTATAGACGCGGACAGGGCGGGTGTCGCAGCCGATCAATTCAAAGACATGGTGATGACGCGGGAAGTGTTCCGCGAGCAGTTGGTTGAGAACATGGGGCTGAAGCCGGAAGAAGCAGACGCCACGGTTGCCATCACGGACGCACGGGCGCAGGCGTGGGCGAAGATGACCGGTCACAATCCTGCCGAGTGGTATGCGGATAGGTTGGCCGGGGTGGTGCGAGGCGGAGAAGGTGAACTGTTCCAGATCGAACCTATTTCCCGTCGCATGACACCCACCGAAATATCCGATTATGCTCGTGCTCTTGTGCGCGCCGGAGAAGACGAATTGCGCCGCGCTGTAAAGCATGAACGTTATCATGCTGACCGCGTGGCTATCTTGGATGAAGCGCACAAGTTGAACCCACAAATGGCGGAGAATGTTGCGAAGGAATTCAGTGCATTATTACAAGAAGGTCCCACCCCGGCGATGGTCAAAGGCGCAATCAATTTTCTGGAAGATGGCCGTGCCGTGATCCATGCCCTTGAAGGCAAGGATGTGTCCACTGTTGTCCATGAAATCGGCCACGTCTTCCGCCGCGAGTTGGTGGCCGAAGACCTGGCAATCGTTGAGAAGTGGGCGGACGTCAAAGAGGGTGTGTGGAACACAACAGCTGAGGAAAAATTTGCACGCGGCTTCGAGCAATACCTGGCTGAAGGCAAAGCTCCCACCCTCGCGCTGGCACGCATCTTCGAGCAATTCAAGGTCTGGATGTTGGAAATCTACAAGGCGATCACCGGCTCGGCCATTGACGTGAACCTGACCGACGATGTGCGCCGCGTGTTCGATAGGATGCTTGGACAGGAAGCACCGACCGGCAAAGCATACGATGGCCTGCGTCCGGGCACGCCGGAATGGATGGCGGCCTGGCGCGCTCATCCTGAACTACAAAGTGAGATGGCGGCGATTACCATTACCTTACAAGATGCAGTCAGGGCGAAGGCAACGGAGATTGCACCCGCACCTGTTATCGGCGGCATTCTCTACGCGGCCGGTGACATCGTGCGCCTGGCAGATGGGACGCAACACACGATAGTCGAAGTGCGCCCGGACGCCACCCTGGTACTCGATAATGGGCAGACCGTCTCGGCTGCAGCAGTGCAACGTGTGGCGGCGCAAGAGAGTTTGTTTGGTGAGAAGCCGCCAACGCAACAAACCACACTATTCCAGAACGTGGATCCACGCACGCCACTTGGCTATTATGAGCAACAAGCCGGATGGCTGCCAGAGGGTGCAGTCATGGACGAGGCCTGGTCGCATTACGTTCAGCCCCTACTCGACGGAATGCAAAACGAAGCGGTGCGTCAGTACCGTGAACCGACCTTCTCGATCGGTGAACTGGACGCGCCCACACAGCAATCATTGACGAAATACTTGAACCAAAAGAAGGGTGAACTTGCCACCTCCAAACTCGCAGCCGTGCGTTATGGCGAGACGATGCGCGACTTTGCCCTGCTCAATTACAACCGGCGCTACGGCTTCGACAAGTACCTGGACGTGGTCATGCCTTATCAATTCTGGTACACGCGCACAATGCTCAATTGGGGGATGCGCGCCCTGGACCGTCCGGTCTGGTATGCCAATTACGCCCGTTTGAACATGATGCAGAACCGCTACGCCAACAACCTGCCGGAGCGGATGCGCGGCAAGATTCGCATTCCCGCTCCCTGGCTGCCAGACTGGATGGGCGACGAGTTGTACATTGATCCGAAGCGCGCCATCTTCCCATTTACCAACATGATCACGCCCTTCGAGATGATGATGAAGGATAACAACTATCAACAGGTCGAGGCGGAACGCATCCTGCAGGGATGGGCGCAGGATGGCAGTGTGCCACAGGCTGAGTTGCAGGAAGCCTGGCAGACACGCCAGGGTGCGACGTGGGAGAAGGCGTTGGCCCAGGCGAAGATAAATCGCCAGTCAGAAATCTCCAACCCGCTCGACTTCCTGTCCATTCTGCTTGGCCCGGCTTGGTATCTGTCCACGCCTGCTAAGGCGCTCGGATTGAAGATCCCGTACATCAACCCGCAAGGTGGTGGTCCTGAAACCATCAGCGAATTGCCACTCACCCGCACGGCTAGAGCTGCACAGGCGGTGACAACTGGCACCTGGGCCGAACCGATTGGACAATTGATAGGGCTGTTAGGCAAACCTGAGACGTGGATCAGGAAAGCCACTGGCCTGCCTGAGTATGGCGAGTACGGCGATTATTACGTCAAGCGGCAGATTGCCAACATGGTTGGGGATGGTCTTATCTCTGTCCAGGATGCGGAACAGGCCATGATCGAGCGCAAGGGCGACATCTATGACCAGGCTCGCAAACGTGTCGAGTTGGAACTGGCGATGCGAGTCCCTGGCGCGGCAGCAACCTATGCCGCCCTACACGGTGGGATCGCAGCAGGCGCCGGCGCTATCCCAGTGTCTCTCTTCGGCGCGCAAATTCTACCCGCAGGCGAATTGAAATATCGCGGCTTGTATGAGAAATGGAACGCAGCCTGGGATGCTTACGATGCTGGCGACACCAGCGCCATCAATAACTTCTTCAACGATCATCCAGAATACGAAGCCTACCTGGCAAAGAACAAGGATGAAGGCGAACTGCTGCGCTCGTTCCTGATCGGGCAAATATGGGATGGGTACATGGCGATGGACAAGGATAATCGTCGCGTCCTCCTGGCGCAGATGCCGCAAATGTTCAAGCAATCCTTTCTCGACAAGGAGACCAGGTCGTATGATGCCATTGATACCGAAACCCTGGCAATGTGGGCGCGTGTGTTCAAGGGCGCGGTGCCCAAGACGGAAGTCACGCAGACCGTGACCGAGATGCCGCAGTATCAGATGCCGCAATTGCTTGAAATACCCATGCCCCTGCAGAACGCATTGAATGCCTATTACCTGGCGCGCACGCAGAATTTCCCAAACATCAACGAAATCCAAGCCCTCTACTATGACCTGCCCACAGACCAACGGCGCAAGATACTGACACTCTACCCGCAACTGCCCGCCTATTGGGACTGGAAAGCTGGATACCTGGCAGCACATCCTGAAGTGGCGCAGTTCATTGACAGTGACACGATGACGGCCATCCTGAGCGACGAACAGGCCCCGGTCGGCATGACTGCAGACCAAGCAGGGAAGATATTACGATACTATCGCTCCGACTATCTGGACGAGACCCCGGCGCGCACCTACACCTATTACATGGCGAACGCATCTGACACCCTGAAGATGCAACTGCTGGACTATGCCCTGCGTGGCACGATGTTGGGCGATGGCGCAATGAAAGAGTTGGTGATGATTTGGGAAGACGCAGGCAAACCACAGGGAACGATAGACAATTGGGTCAACAACCTGCTTATCCCAACTATGCCATGACCAAAAGAACTTATATTGCTGACAAGAACTTTGACGGACTTGCCGCCCGCTGGACCGTGCCGTTAAGTAAGAAGTATTATGCCGATGTTTTCGTATGGAACACGGTTGATGCCATGTGTGATAACGCTCATCCGCGCGGTTCAAGGTGCGGTTTCACTGGTTGCTACATTGGTTATCCTTACAGAAAGAAGTCCGGTCTGTTTGGAGAAATCCATCTTGTACGTGACGAGATAGGCAGTGGATATGTTGCCCACGAACTAATGCACTGTCTTTATGATTGGATGCTTACATTGGATGAATACAGTAATCAAATGTCCGAAAAGATTTGCTATATGATGAGTGATATGGTGATGAAATTCTGGCAGGAATTCTATGACCGCTTCAAGACAGATGGTTTGATATGCCCCAGATGCGGAAAAACATTTTCAGATTTTATATTGGGCAATCATCCTGATGAGTTTTGGACATGCCCTGAATGTGGCGTAATTCAGCATTTAAGTTGTCGAGGACCATTGTCTAATGAGTCAAAACCTGCTGATCCCAACCATGCCGTGAAAGGTAGGCTACCATGATGAAAAAAGTTCTAAAGAGAATTTTGAAAGCAATACTCCTGATCATACTGGTGGGTTTGCTCATCCGCATGTTTGGAGTGTTGATTTTCGTCCTACTGATCCCAACTATGCCATGACCAAAAATTCTTTTTTGAAGATTGAGGCTGGGGAGGAGGTTGTCATTAATCTAGAAAAAGAGTATTTGGATTTCGCTTGTTGTGATTGCAACCTCGTACACAGGTTTCTGTTTCAAGTGAATGGGAATAATCTGATCATGCGATTCTATCGCCATAATCGCAAGACCGCTGCTCTGCGCCGTTATCGTGGGATACCAATAATCATTGAGAAGGTAAAGAATGGATAAGGAATTTGCCGAAGTGTTATACCGTGCCCTGATGATGATTTGTCGGTGGCTGGAACATAAGTTTGGATTCGGACGACCAACCTTGAAAAAGTGATATAATAAACAGGCAAGGCTGCGTCCTCGTGACTCCGCCGATCAATAAAAGAACCGCCGCAATTAGCGCCCGTTCTCAATCGAGAGACGGGCGTTTTCGTTTCTCACAGAACCTTACCACGGAGGTACGACAATGAGTGACGAAGGTATAACTCCTTCCGGGCAAGCGGTGGTTTCACCCGCCCCAGGACAGGCTCAGGGAACCGAAGTGTTGCCACCGGCAGCCACCGTACCACCTGCGCCTCCCAGCCAAACGACGGAGCCACAATTTTTTACTCACGAGGAAGCTCAAGCCCTGGAAGAACGAATACTCAACCAGGCCAAGAGTTACTCGGACAAGGGCCGCGTAGCGTTGAAGAAACAGTTGGATGCGGTTGAAACGGCGATCAAGACTGCCGAAACCCTCGGCAAGCCCTTCTCGGATGCGGACAAAATCGAACTGCGCCAGAAGGCTCGCATCGCTGCTGAAACAAGTCTGACTGAAGGCGAACTTGGGTCAACTCCACCCGAAACAGTGGAGCAGGCGCAGGCCGCCGTAAGTGCACTGTACGCGCATGATCTCAAAATGCAAGGCAAGTACGGCATCGAACTGGTCCTTGGTGATCCAGAGGTAACAGCACTCAAACTCACCGGCATTCTGGCGACGGACAAGGTCGCCATCGAAGCCGCCTTCACTGCAAAACGAGATCGCCTGGCCTCCCCTCAAAATATTCAAACTCAAGAGGCCTCCACATCGGCAGGTGTACGTGTGCCTTCAACCCCTGGCATGAAACCGGCCGAGATTGCGAAGAATGCACGCGAGTATTGGCATAAAGCCCATACGAAAAAGTAGAGGCCTCCTGCAAATGTAGCTTAGGAGGCTACTATGGCCAACGAATTTAACCTGGCGGACTACGAACGTAATGCGCCAGACAATCTAAGCAAGGCCGTGGCGCGGACCTGGCGCGAAGCCAGTCCGATCCTCGACATGCTCACGTTCAAAACTTCTGACTTGCTCAGTCAGAAATTCCTCCGCTTCAACAGTCTACCAACTGTCCCCTGGCGGAAAATTGGCGAGTCCTTCTCCCAATTGAAGGTCAGTCCCGAACCCATAGAAGAACGGTTGTACTTCATGGGGGCGAAGATAGACATTCCCTACGAGTACGTCAAAGCCGTGGACGTCGTTGACAAACGTGCCATTCAGGAAGAGGCGATCTTGAAGGGTATGGCTTATGGCTTCAATGAAGCCTTTTTCATCAACACGCCCGACGCTGAAGAGGATGCGATTGTTGGTCTATGGTATCGCCTGGTCAAGGACTTTCCAGCCGCGCAATCTGTGGACGGCGGAGGCCTGGACATTTCGCCCAACACCGCAGTTGCCACCTGGATTGCTCAACTTTTCGATCTTGTCGAAAACCTGCTGAGTCGTGTGGATGGCAACCCTGGTGACAAGGTGCTGTTCATGAATCACACCGTGGCGATGCGTTTCCAGTCGGCTTGTCGCAACTCTGACCTGCTCTCTACCACTCAGGATCAGTTGGCACGGCAGTTCCTGACCTATGGCCAGGGCGGCCCCAAGATCATTGACATCGGCTACAAGGTAGATCAGATCACCACGATCCTGCCCGACATCGAAAATGCGGCTGGTACTGCCCTCACGGGCGCGACCTTCTCAAGTATGTTCTGCGTCCGCTTTGGCGAACCTTATCTGGCAGGATGGTGCCAGGAAATGCCCAACGCCATTGACGTTGGCATGACCGAAGACCAGGTGAACTATCGCACGGTCGTCCGGTTCAGTCCCG